CGACCCTGGCTTTAATAAATTCTTTCCCCCTGGTCCTCCTTGTGCTGTCTCAACAAATATATATTATACTCCATCATATTAATTAAACTATAGAAGCATATACCCAAGGAAATGCTTCTGCTACAGCATCTGATACCTGAACTAGAGCCATAAGAACATACATTACCCCCAAACCTTTTTGTGGTTTATCATTACCAGATGTAATAAACCTTTCAATTAATTGTAAATTGTTTTTTCTCAAGAATTTTTCTTCTTTTATTTCTGGATCTTCTATTTTGAATAATGAATTATGAGCAGGAATAATAGCATTCTTTTCTTTATTTGTTAAATTTAATCTGTAATTCCAAAGAATATATAATTTTTTGTAAAAGTTTATATGATCTTCTTTATCCATTTCATGAAACCAATCTTTATTTACAATATACCCTAATTCTTCCAATTTTGAGAAACAATCTAATACTTTTTGATTCCATATTTGTTCACTTGTAAATGTTGTATTATCTATATACATTGTATCGTATTTTTTTGACTTTAACCATTTCAACCTATTATGAATTTTATTAATATTTTCTTTTGATATAACATCTCGTGTATAAGGGTTCTTAATTTCTTTTGATTTCGATAACAAAAAAGATAAGGTTCTTATATCAAAGCACCATATATTTTTGTTTGTATCAGAATAACTATAAATATAAATTTTAGGAATAGTTTCTAAAGGTTCAAGACTATATAATTCATTTTGATTATTGGAAACAGATAGATCTCCTCTAGCAGGACCTTGACGTTTAAAATATTGTTTTAAAGAGTATTTTCTCCATATTGATTGTATCAATATAATATGTTTTATATTTTTTTCTTTTTCTATAAAACGACGAGGATGTTTTAAATGTTTTGAGCAGTATTCTTGACCTGAAATAACTTTGTTTTTACACCGTTCAGAGGGATAATGACGGCTCTTGATATTAAAACATTTTACTTGAGAAGAATTCATAATTATCCTATTTATTCCGCCGTAAAGTAATTTCTAAAATCTTTAAATAGATAATTAAATTTAAAGATAAAAATAAAAGTATGTCAGGAATAAATACAGATTTCAAAAAAAAAAAATAAATTTACATTTTTTTTGAAAATAAATTGATTTTTTATGAAAAAATTGATTCATAATTCCGCAAAAGAGTCATCAGTGCGTAATAAAATGTCTTCTAATACCTCATCCTCCGGTACAATGAACACTGCTACCCCCGCGAAGACTCCTCGTGTTGCCAAGAAGGCTGCCGCTGTTGAGGCCCCCGCCCCCGTCCCTGCCCCTGCGCCCGTCGTAGTGGAGGCGACCCCCGCCAAGAAGGCTACTCGCAAGGCTGCTGCCCCTAAGACGGAGGTTGCCCCCCCTGCGCCAGTTGTCTCCTCTACCCCTGTAGAGGCTGCCCCTGTTGCCCCTGTGGCCCCTGCCACCACTCTGGATGAGGACATCAAGGCTCTTGCGGCCCTCGCTGCAACTGCCCGTGAGACTCTCTCCACTTTCCAGGCTCAGCTGAAGCGTCTGGAGAAGCGTGTCCACCGTGACATGAAGGATGCTCGTAAGCGTCGCCGCCGTGTCAAGGTTGATGAGAACGGTGTTGAGGTCAAGCGTGCCCCCTCCATCTTCGAGCGCCCTACTCAGGTGACGCAGGAGCTCCTCACCTTCCTCGGTCGCCCTGAGGCCACACTGATGAGCCGCTCTGAGGTCACCAAGGCGGTCAATGACTATGTCAAGGCGAACAACCTCAAGAACAAGCACGACATCAAGCCCGATGGCCCCCTCCGTGCTCTCCTGGCGATCGGTGTTGATGAGCCTCTGACTTACTTCAACCTCCAGCGCTACCTCAACCGCCACTACGTGAAGGCGGCTCCCGTTGCGACGGCTTAGATAGTATGATATAAACAAAAACAAAAAACAAAAAGCAAAGAAAAAATCAACAAAAAACAAAAACAAAAAGAAAAAATAAGCAAAACAAAAAACGAAAAGAAAATATTTTTTCATTTTTTGTTTAAAATTGAATATATTATAACAATAAATATAAGTAATATAATGGATAAACTAACAATAAAAGAACTTGTTACTTTATGCAAAGAAAAAGGTATAAAAGGATATAGTGGGAAAAAGAAAGATGAAATTATATCTATGTTAAATGTTTTAGGAAATGATTATAAAAAGAAAGTAGTATCTTTATTTGCTGGATGTGGTGGTTTAGATTATGGATTTGTAAATAATAATAAATATGAACATGTTCTTGTAACAGATTTTGACAAAGACGCATGTAAATCATATGAATTAAATTTTGGTATTAAACCAGTTTGTGATGATATTAAAAATTTTAAAACAATACCAGACTGTGATATGCTAATAGGAGGATTTCCCTGTCAAGGCTTCTCAATGGCAAATCCTTATCGTGACGAAAAAGATAAACGAAATGAATTATATTTAGAGATTTTAAGAATTTTAAAGATGAAAAAACCTTCTTATTTCTTGCTTGAAAATGTAAAAGGTTTATTAAATATGGGTGGATACCACACATCACAAGATAAAAAGAATAAAACTGGTAAAGTAATGAAAGTTATATTAGAAGATCTGAAGAACTGTGGTTATAATGTTCAATTCAAATTATTTGAAATTAAATATTTTAATGTTCCACAAAAACGAGAACGTGTTATTATTATTGGAGTAAGAAATGATATTCAATTTACTCCTAAATGGCCAGAACCTGAAAAAAAATTGTTAACTCTAAAAGATGCTATTGGAGATTTACCAATTGAATATAAACCTCTTATTCAACATATAGGAACTGCTCATAAATGTGCTGTTACAGGATATTTAGGAAATCGGGAATTAAAATGGGATGAACCTTCTCCAACAATTACTGGAAGAGGTGGAGGCAGTGGTGGACCAGTCATCCATAATCATCCTTCATTGAAGCGAAGATTAACAGTAAGAGAATGTGCGAGAATTCAAACATTTCCTGATACATTTCAATTCTCTGGTTCTACATCCTCTATGTATAAACAATTAGGAAATGCTGTTCCTTGTAAGTTTTCAGAATATCTTAGTAAAATCTTTGAGGAGGCGCCTTAAATTTTATTAACAAATTCAAACTTAACACCATCTTGAGTAATTCTTGTAAATATTATTTTTTCTGATGTATTTGTCATAATATAATATCCTTTCTTTTCATCTACAAATATTAATAAAATTTTCTCATTCTCTAAAATATTTTTTAAATTATTTATTTTTTTTATAATATCTTCTCCATTATCATTTACATATGGATGATCTAAAATATCAAGTAATCTACAAATATCATATGTTTTATTTTCTAATTTATTTTTTATTTCTTCAATTGGTGTATTATCTGCTAAATATACTTTATATGCATGTTGTTTAGAAACATATTTTTTATTACCTGTAATTGGATCATACATATCTATTTTTTCTATACCAAGTTTTTCTTTTAGTTTTTCTTGTTTTGCATGAAGAAACTTTAAAACTTCTGGGAGAATTATAAATTTTGTTTTACTTATTTCATCTGTTCTTAACAATAGTTGTTTTGTTTCTTTATCAATTGAAAACATAATTTTTTCTAATGATTTTATTTGTTCTTTTGTAAATTCTTCTGTATCTTTATAATTATTATACAAATCAAAACATTTATAAATAAAAGTATGTATTTCTTTTTGTATAATCCTTATACTACTTTTACCAATGACACCTAGTCTAAATTCATTTTCAAGTTTTTTTACATCGGCTTTTGTGGTTTGATTATTTAATTTAAATTGTAAATCCCATCTACTATTTTGACCTAATGGTTTAACCTTATCAATATCAGTAGATAATTCTGCTGCCACTTTATATTCACCATCACCTATTCCAGATTCATCAGTGCCCTTTTTTGTCTTAGGTTTGTAATTAAAAGGAACATCTTTTGATTTATCCGTCCATGGATTCCATTTATTTGTTAGTATTTCAACAACTGCTTCTGCTGGAGAAGGAATGGGTGCTGCAATAACTTCTTTTACCGTAATTCCTACTTTTGATCCAAAAGCATTTGCAAGTGCATCCACATTTGAATTTTCTTTTTTATTATTAACAACACTATTATTGCTATTACTATTACTATTACTATTAGAACTAGTATTAGTATTACTATCAGAATTTTCTTTTTTTTCTTCCATTTCTTTAGTATTGCTATTCGCTTTTTTTTGAGTTGTGTTCAATCTTTTTAAATAAATTCTCCTTCTAGTTTTTAATGTTCTTACTTTTTTTGTATTTGTTTCTGTTTTAAGTTTTTCATCAATAGTTTTTACTCCTTCTTCTAAATTTTTATGAGTTAATTTTCTTCCCATCTAATTATATAAAATTAAAATACTTAAACACCAATGAAATAATATAAAATAGGCAGAAATGCCTATTGGTCTTATCTTCTAAAGGTTAGGAAATTTGGCTTTGAACCAAAGAATCGCAGTTCGAGTCTGCGTAGGACCTAATAAGCGTCTATAATTTAGTGGTAGAATAATGCTCTTCCAAGGCATTTACGAGGGTTCGATTCCCCCTAGACGCATATATATATATTTTTTTGGTGTTTTTATACTATACAAAAACCAAAAAATTGACGAACTTTTTTTCACAATTATAAAGTGACGTGAGGATGGCCGAGTGGTTAAGGCGACAGGCTTAAGATCTGTTAACGAAAGTTGCGTGGGTTCGACCCCCACTCCTCACATTTTTTATTCAATTTCTGCAACAATTGGACAATGATCAGAACCAAAATATTCTGGTAACGTATCTGCAGAATGAACTGTAAAACTCTTTGTTGTCAAAATATAATCAATGCGCCACCCTCTATTATTTTCTCTTGCTTTACGCATATTAGACCAGTAAGTATATCTAATAGATGTAGGATTTTTGTATCGAAAAGTATCAATTAGATCACAATTCTCAATAATAGTTTTAAAAGATTTTCGTTCATCATCAGAGAAACCAGCAGACTTATGATGAACCTTTGGATTATGAATATCAATATCTTCTAAAGCACAATTCAAGTCACCACAAGCAATATAAGGTTTCTTAAGATTCTTTAACGTATTTTCATAAAATCTATCCCATTCAAGACGTTCTGACAAACGTGCTAGTTCATCTTTCGAGTTGGGTGTGTATACATTTACAACATAATAGTTTTCAAATTCTGCGAGAATTATTCTACCTTCTTTATGAATGTTATTTGTATTATTAAATTCAGTAATAATATTATTCGCTTTTGTCTTAGAAAGAATTGCAGTGCCAGAGTAACCTTTCTTAACAGTGCTAAAGTTTGCATAAATGTAAGGAAAGAACTTTTTATAACAATCAAGTTCTTTTCTTGTTTGACAACGGATTTCTTGTAAGCAGAGAATATCTGGATTTTGTTCTTCAATAAGTTTATTTAGAACGTTATTTTCAAAAGGACATTCTTTCTCACCACTCTTTGATTTGCCACAAATAGAACGAATACCATTTACGTTGAAACTAATAATTTTCATTCTGATATTTATTTTTTTAATAAAAATTCTATCAATTTTATTATTTTATTTATTTTATTTAAATATATTTATCCAAATCACCACAGTGACAGTTTGTAAGTGTTAAAATTCTAGAAATCTTATCAGGATGTAATGCTTTCTCATATATCTCTAACTTGATAGGTAAACACAATGATTGTTTTTGATCTCTATAAATTTCTCCCTGAAAACCTAGATTAAATTTTGTTCTCAAACGATTATAATGAACTGAACCGGTTATTTGATTTACATTCACAAAATAAGGATATTCAACTTGTCTAAGATCTCTTTTACAAGTATTGCAAACATTAAATGATTCTAGCTTCTGGAAACATTGAGAACAGTTTAATGTATAAATATGTTTATATAAAAAATCATATTTATATAAAAGCCCTATAACACGATAATTTATAATACGGGAATAATATAAATCTTTTTCTTTACGAAACTCATTTTCTTTTATATCAAATAAATAAAATGGAATTCGTTTATCATTTTCTTTTGGTTTTAAATTAAATATATGGTGAATATCGTATATTTCAATTAGATTATTTCTTATTGTATTAGAAAAAAAAGAACATGTATCTTCTTTTTCAATTGTTATCTCATTCATAAATAACTTGTTATCTACTCTTTTAGAAGAAACTTTGGTTTAAACGGCTCCAAATAAACAATGTGTTCTTCTTTCACATTTTTGAACGGTTCCATCCTATTTGGATACAATCTACGTTTTGTATCAATAATATAGTTATCATATGGTAAAGTTAAACTGATTGCCTTATGTTCAATAATAGATTCAATAGAACCATAATGCCGAATTAGTGTTAAAGCAATATATATATCATCTACAGAACTAATTCTTGTATTATTAATTCCGCATAATATTGCTACTTCTTTTAATTGTTCTTTATTAATATCTTCGTCTTCCAAAATATCATTTAATTCTACCTCTTTTAAGTGATCTTTAACATAAACCCATACATTATCTATACCCGCAATTAAGAAATCCATATCATTTGATAGAACAACATCAATATAATTACTATAATATAAATCAATTAATACTGCGTCAGCCTCTTGAATACTTTTTACAAATGAATAATTATTTTCAATTAAATATTTCTTAAAATTTTCACGAGTTTCATAACTCATTATCCACGATTCTTTTTCTAACTTAGAAATCTGTAAACGAATTAAATCTTTTGTATCTTCATTTATATCACTTGATAACCATAAACGCAAACTATTTATTTCATCTTGTTTATTATTATTTGATATTTTTCTCAAATTAAGTTCTTCTTTTTTAGATTCTGGTGCTTTACCATCAAAGACAAATAATAATGTATGATGTAAAATTGGTTTTAAGAATTTAAATATATTTTCTATATCTCCTTGATATTTATATAATAATGATAAAGCATCAATTCCAACACGTAGAATATTTAATGTTACAATATCTTTATGATAATTCTTTGTATAATGATAAAAGCCATGAACACCCATTTTTTTGAATGCGTAAAAATAATTTAATTCATAAATCAATTTTATAAAAAAAAACTAATTATATAGTATAATGACCAGTATGAAAGAGCTTACCAACCTTCTTGTTCCCGTTGTTTTATTCATTTTATTAACTCCCGGCTTACTCTTAACTTTACCTTCTGAATCCAGTTCTAAGACAGAGCAGACTTTTACACATGCTGCGGTATTTTTAGCAGTATATGCTCTGTTAAGAATGGTATTTAAGAAGTATTATTGATTAAATATGTAGCAAAGGACTTGTAAAACGACTTATAGTAATGCGTTTTGGTCTATAATTCTTATCAAGCATTATACCCAAATCATTAAAGACTTTTTCTCTCATAATTGTATATCTTGCTGCATAATCTTCAAATGTATTCACGTTATGAAAATTTTTTACAGTATAATTTAAATCTTGTATATAATGATCTTGTATATTCCATAATTCACACGCTTTCTTTTTATTACCTTTTGATAATAAAGCAACTAATATTAATTCCGCCCATGCTTCTGTAGCAGCCTCCTTTAAAGTAACATGATTCGTATGATTATCCGTGCAAGCAGCATGTAAAAGTTCGTGTATTAATACTCTCGTTGCTTCTTCATAACGGTAAATAACAATACAATCTGATTTACAAGGATATGTATACCCTCCATTCAAATGCTCTGGCCCTATTGATCCTTCAGAAGGTAAAATACGTTTGGTATCAGAAGCATATAAATATACTTGCCATAAAGAACCACTTGTAGGTTGACCAAACCATTCAAATATTTTTGCCCATAAATCCCAAGGATATATCTCTTGTTTATTATTTGTTAAAATAACAATTCTAGCATTAATGGTTTTTTTTACAATACTAACTGCTTGACCATTTGTAAATTCATCATTTAATTTCTTTCGTAATTGTAATTTATCAAATGTAGGGTCAGACTCTGCTTCTTTTTCTAAAATAGCTTTATCTTCTTCTGTTAATACATCATCGTGCCATATTTCATTATTACTTAACTTTTTTACATTTTCTGTCAGGACATCTAGCACTAGGTTCGCTGACATCCTCTAATATAGCATTACGAAGTTTTAAAAAGAGATTCTCCCAAACAATAGGAATACGATAACTCGGGAGTGTAGTATATCCACCTGTTGCTTGTGTTTGAGATAAAACAAATAATAACTTTTCTTTTTCCCTCTCTGTTAATTCATCACATAAAATAATAACGTCTAATAAAAAATGAACACATTCTACCCAACGTAAATTACGCATTAATAATTCATATACAAATTTTTTAATTTCTTGAACTTCACTTATATCAGGAAATTGATTTTTTTTCCATTGTATTAATTTCATTTTAAAGATATCTGGCCAATTATGATGGATATGAGGATTCTTCTGTTTTAAAAGTGTAAAACTTTTATCTTCCAAAGATGCACAAGGAATTTCAACAAACCAATCACGAATTCTTTGAACTACAGGAATTTCTGATGTTAACCAAATAGATAAATCGTTTTCATTCTGTTCTAACACAGATTGAATTATTAACACAGATTCACTTGATAATAGGTGGGCATGATAAAGAACAACAATACGATTTCCGTGACCATTCTCACCAGAAAGAACGTGACTTCCTTTTCCATAATTTGTTAATACAGGTCTTAAAATATTTTTATCTTGCATTGACATTCGTGCTATATCAAAGCCAATATGGACTAAAGATGATTCATATTCAATTTGATGAGAATCATTTTTATCTTCATCTTCTTCTCCTTTTGCGACAGTAGAAGCATTTCCAGAATCAAAGGATAATGTTTTCATTTGAATGTGAAAAGGTATCTTACGAAAAGCTGCGATCTGTTTTAATTTTTCTATACATTGTGTTCTTTTTCCAGAACCCGCCATTCCTCTCCAACAAATTGATAGAGTATCTATCGATTCCATTTCTTATTTACACTTGTAATACAAGTTTAAATAAGCAATTTTGCTCATCGGTTCCTATCGGGATTGAACCGATGACCTTGCGGTTAACAGCCACACGCTCTACCTACTGAGCTAAGGAACCTTTTGATGTGTTTTCACACAATTTATAATATTCATTCATCTTTAAGTATTT